CAGGCATACACCTTAGGTACTTACTTAATGCGATGAATGAATTGTACGACAAGGATATTGTTAGATTCAGAACACATAGGGCCAAGAGGACATATATGATAAACCCTATATACTACTATAAAGGAACTATGAAAAAATTATTTTATAATTCTAAAGAGTACAATGAGATGCCAATAAAAGGGCAAGATGTTAAGCCTGTAAAAAAATCAAAAAAGGTAGAAGATATTTTTTCTTAAAAATCAGTTTTATTTTTTTTATATATATTTGTTGAAATATTATAACGTCACCATGATGAAATATTCTACATTAAAAAACACGCTAAACGAGGGAATCCTTGGTGATAAAGAAAATAAAATAAAGAGAAAAAGGAAAATCGTAACAGTAAAAGATAATACTTATATTGATGATGGAGCAGGAAAAAGGGTAAAAGCCCCTTGGATGGCTGGAGACCTTGACACGACAAAGACAATAACTACCCCAAGAAAAACCAAGACAATCAGGGATTATTCATACAACGATAGCGGTCAAAAGAAAATTTTTAGAGAAATAAAAGTCACAAAAAAAGGGAGATTAGTTAAAGACAAAAAAATTGATTTAACCAATAAAAATTAGTATGCTTCCTCCTAAGAAAAATGTTGTATTAAAAAAAGTTCTTGCTAAAGATGGGACTTACGATATTCTAAGAACCAACCCTGGCGATGATGAAAAAAATAAATATTATTTATATAAAAATGGTGTAAAACCAAAATCAATACCTGCGTATGTAAGGGGAACGCGAGCAAGTGCAGCAGGTTATAACTCAGATGATTACGCGCCAGTAATACCCGAGGGATATGTAGAAACAGAAATCAAAGGAGTATACAAACCTACAAATGGTGATGGAAATATTTATATTAGAAATAGTGTTCCAAATGCAAGGCAGTTAGCAGATGATTATCGTAAGAAAGGTATTACGGCTGTTTTTCCTAGAGAAGACTTAAAACCAGAGACCCCACCTACACCTCCGCCTCCAGTAAGAGATGAAAGAGAAACACAAATGATGGAACTTAAAAGACCTGAATTGATTGCCCCTACAAGACGTTTAGAAAAAGTAGAAGTTCCAGAGGGACCTGCCTATTCACAGCCTAGCGATACAAGAAAAGGTACTGTTGTTCAAGTAAGGAAAGGAGAAACAAGAAGCTATAAAACTGGAGATATATTTCACAGAAAACACAATAAAGGGTATAAATGGCATAGTTACAGCTTACCAAAGGTAGAGGTGTATAAGGGCGAAAAAAAGAAGCTGATACCTAGTATTGTGCAGAAGGCTACGGGTTACGATAAGAAAAAGATGGAGGGGTATGAAAACGAGGAGGGTACACGCGTACCTGGAGAAATAGAAACAGCAAGAATGGAGAATAGACAGATAAACTTTACAGGGTCAAACTCTATTAAAGACCTTATTCGTCAAAGAAAATATAAAAAAGAATATCCTAAATATGCGGAATCAATAGAAAACGCAAAAAGATATAACTCCCTTGTAGATGCTATGAATATAACCGAAACAAATAAAAACAATTAAAATGAACTTAAAATCTAAAATTTCAGCCGCTTACGGAAAGGTGAAGCAATCTGGAGGACCAGGAGACCCAGAACCTAAAAAAAAGAAACAAGTTGACTTAAAAAGCAAAAGCTATTTTGAAGGACCTTTCGCTAGAATGAAAGCTAAAAAAGCTATCAAAAAAGGACGTACAGATGTTGCTGTAGCCGTTAGAAACCCTAAAAATAAAAAGTCTTTATTCAATCCAACAGGAACAAAAAGCGTAACAACATTTAAGGATTACTCTTACGATACTCCTCAAAAAATAAAAACAACTAAGACTCCTTATATTACTCCAATGAAAAAACTTCTTCTTGCGACAAAACATTTAGAAGAAACTAGCAATAAAGAACCAGCAAAGAAGATGACAAGACAACCTAAATCATTTCAAGAATTAGAAAAAAAAAATAAATATAAATAAACAATTAAAACAAAGTAAAATGTACAAAGCAAAATTTAACATGGACAAGAAGGCAATGAGCCCTAAAGCTAAAGGAAAATCAGAAGCTAAAGTTTCTGATACAGCTAAAACTACAAAAGGAGCAAAGAAAAAGTTTGGTAATGCTTTTTTAATGATGCTTCAAATGAAGAACAAAAAGAAATAATAGTGCCATACCTAGATAAAAAGTCAGGTATTGACCCAAAGCTAATCAAGAAGGCTTATGCTAAGGGTCAAAAAATTAAAAAGCAAAAAACCAAAGAGGCTGATTGCGGATGTAAACACTAGATGACTATGCTATTTGCCGATGTCAAAAAAGACGGTATAGCTCAAAATGGAATATTAACAACTGAATGGAAACCAAAATATAAAGAATTTGAGTATCCAAGAGATTTTGTTGATTGGGTTGATTCAATTAATACCGGTTGGCAAAATAAAGTTAAATATATTCCTTTTGAATTATATTGCAGACAAGCTGAATCTTGGTTAAGAGACGAAACGGAACTAACTGATTTTCAAACAGAAGAAGAACAATACGATTGGTTAACAGAAGAAATAACCAGGTGTCAAGATAACTCCCTTTATTTTTGTAATAAGTACGGATGGATTAAGGAAGACAAGTCTGAAAACGGAATGCTCAAGTATAAAGCTTGGGAAGCGCAAAGGGTTTTGTTGTTTTTATTTGATTGTGGGCATTCTATGATGATTGGAAAGGCTCGTCAAATAGGTTTTACAACTACCATGTGTCTTGCAGGAATGAAAAGGGTAAACCTCAACAAATCATACTTCATTAAATTTGTAACTCACTCTGAAAGAAAAGGAATAGAAATATTTAGGGATAAAGTAAAATGGGCTTTTACTAAGATTCCTGTGTTTCTTGCTCAAGAAGTAAAAAACTGGACAGACCAAGTGATGTCTTTAGAAAAAAGAGGAGGAAGAAAAGGAAGAGAAGAAGGTGGAGGTTCTAGATTCCAAGTAGATAGTCCACAGATAGACGCTATTAATGGTGGTTCACCATCCGCTGTGTTTGTAGACGAGATTGGTCTATTTGAAATCTTTGGAGAAATGATGAGAGAGGGTAGACCTGCCCTATTTAAGTATAACCCAGAAACTGGCAAGATGTCCATGCAACAACAATTCATGGCATGGGGTACAGGAGGTGAAATGGATAAGGGTGGCTCTGTATTTGAGTCAGAGTTTAAAATGTGTCTAAAACAATGGAGAGAAAAAAACTATGAATATGGAATTATACCACTATTTTTCAACGCATACGCAAGAAGAGGAGTTAATGACAGTCACATCAACAATGAGCGAACAGCTTACTTGGCACTCGAAGGAACTAAAAAAGGGGAACTTGCTAAAGTTCAGTTCCATCAGCACTACCCGATTACCATTGATGATATGTTCATCAGAAAATCAAGAACCCTTGTACCAATACACACCTGTAATCAAAGATTAAACGACATATACGGCAAAGATGTTCCAATAGAATATGGGTATTTTGAGCCTATTATGGATATGAATCAACCAACTCCTGATTTAATAACTGAATTTAGGATAATTGGGGCTAGATGGATTAAAACAGAATCAAGAGAAAATGTTTCTACCTCATCAATCATAATACACCATCCACCAGAGAATGAAGTTTGGAAAAATAGATGGTATCAAGGAACAGACCCTGTTAATTCAGAGACAGGGCACTCAATGATGTGTAGCGCTATATGGGATTCTCTCACGAATAGCGTGTCTTCTGTTGTTTTTCATAGAGACAGAAAGTTTAAACAGACATATCTACAGGTATTGTTACAAAGTTTATACTACGACCAACAAAAAAGAGGAGGTGTAAAGGAATTAGTAGAGAATAATATTGGAGATATGCATGTTGACTTCCAAGAAATGCATGGATTTAAGAGCAAGTTTACTGCAAACACTCAATTGCCAGAGTATTTTCAAACACAAGGAGGTAAGTGGTTTGGAATATCAAATAAAACAAACACTGCTCCCAGGATTATTGCAAAGATAGAAGAAATGTTGGAGGCCTATGCTAATAATATAGACGTTCCTTGGCTTTGGGAGCAACTAAAAACATTTGTAGAGAAAGACTTAAGAAGTTCAACGACAAGTAGGCAAACAAGGTATCAAGCTTCAGACGCTAGGTATGATTATGATGATGCTATATTTGGGATAGCATTCGCATATATAAATGCTCAAGCACATTCTAGGTATGAACCAGAGAATATAAGAAAATCAGAAGAAGTAAAAGACGTTGTAATAAGATTTGTTCAATGTAGGGAGACTAATTTTAGAATGAAAAGAGCTAGAGTTGAAAAAGCCACAGGGAGAATCTTAAAAATATTAGATTAAAAAAATTATATTTCTAACATTAATTGATTTAAAATAACTAGGGTTTTATCGAATCCTAGTTTTTTGTTTTCCCATACAACGCCATGTCTATTATTCAAGGTTTCCCTATATTCATCTAATATAGATTTGAAAAAAAATTTTTCTTTTTTATTCATTTCTTTACAAGACATTGATTTGTATTTATGATTGTCTTCAAAGATTTGTTTCTTACAATTGTACCAATAAAGATGGTACTGAGGAACTCTTCTATCAAACTCAAACTTTGTAGATATATATGATTTTAAAATAAAGTGAGGTGTATTGTTTTTTATTACTTGTTTAAGTTTATTACTAGAATATGACGAAGAGGTTGTCACGCGGCAAATCTAATTGAAAACATTCTGTCAACTTCATCACTCATATCTCTTGTTTTTATATTCACAATCCTTTCGTTCTTAGGGTTAATCCAGCAAATATAACAATCTCCTATTTTTATGTTTGTATTTTTCTCTATAATTTTTTTATATACTTGAAGCTGTATAGAATAAATATTGTATTCGCATTCATCTAAATGACTAAGACCATTAATCATTTTGTTTTTATATTTACTGTATCTACCTATATCTTTACTGGTTTTATAATCCCATATTTGAAATTCTTT